CTCCTCTTCAGCGAGCCTGTACCACCAGTTGTCGACGTTGCATGAGTTTGTGTCGGCGATGATGCCCGTCCACGAGAACCCGCCCTGCATCTTGCTCGGATAGCGGTTCACGCGCCCGGTCGCCATTTGCAGAACCTCTTCCGGCAGTTCGCTGGCTTCGTTCAGCCATACGCCCGTCAGCTCAAGGGACTTGAGCTTTTTGACGTGATCCGGGCGGTCAAGGCTGATGAAGACAAGTTCGGCCTGTACGTCCGTCCCGTCCTCAAGCGGCATGTTGATGAGGCCCATGATGGGGTGCCCGTAGGAGATTTTCGTTACCGCCCCATACCAGTCCATCCATGTCTTGATGGTGGTCGTCTTCAGTTCGCCGTAGGTGTTGCGGATGATTGCCCACCGCGACCGCCTGAGCCCCATGAACGCCTTCTGGCGGAGGATGCGGGACATGACCTCGGCGCAGCAGCCGACGGATTTCCCGGAGCCCAGAGGCCCGCGGACTCCACGGAAAAAGGCGTCGCTGGCATGGAACCGCGCAAGCGTGGGTTCCGTGTGGTAGACGGGGACGGGGATGCCGTCAGTTACCGTCGCCTTCATGTCTCCTCCCGCCGCCCAAATCGAGGACGATGGCAACTCCGTTCCTGCTTTCCTCGCCGCCTTCGCCTTCCATCCGGGCGAGGCTGTCCGAAACCCGGCGGATCTGTTCGAGGACCATCGAATGGGCAGCGTCCAGCCGCAGGTAGTGCATCTCCTGCGTTTCGGAGGTCGTGGAAAGCCGGAAACACTGACGCAGCTTGGCGACCTTGGCAGACAAGTCAAGAAGGTCGACCGCTGGATCGAACGGTGTAGCGATGATGTCCAGCGCAGGCTGTCTGCTGGCGCAAAGCGAGATCTCGACAGGAGGTTCCATATCCTCGCGGAACACGTCGATTCTGCACTTGCTGAAACCGATGACGCCAAGAAATGGAGCCTGTGGGCCTCTGGAGTGTGGGCCGGGCTGACCTTCCTTGAGGACGCCCGGAACACCTGCCCCGCCTACTTCCGGGGCCTTCACTGGCACAACCTGCTCAAGACGCTGACCACGCTGTGCAATGCGCTCGAAAAGGTCGACCCGCGAATCGCTGAGATTGGGACGCGGGTGTACGAGCGGGCCGCGTAGGATGAAAGGAGAAAGGATGGAAACGACAATCTCGGAAATCCGCTCAATCGTACAGCGGCGTCGGGAGTTAGAGATTGAAGACCAACGTCTCTACCAACGGTTTCTCGAACTGCTCGAACTCAACCAAGGGGCTAGAAAATCTTCCCGCGATAGGCTATCCCCAGAATCAGGGAAGGCGCTTTTTGCTGGCTTGAAGAGAGGTTCTCATGAGCGTAGCAAAGCGCGGTGACGGCAGATGGGCCGTCAAGTTCAAGGATGAGGAGGGGCGCTGGAGACAGCGCTCTTTCCGTACTGAGGAAAAGGCTTGGCAGTTCGATGCGGATTGCCAGTATGATGCGGTGGAAAACACACGGTTGACGTTGTTGGAGGCGGTTCTGGTGTACCTAAAAAATACCGAACACGCCGAGAACACCGTAGGAATTTATGAGTTCATTGTGTGCGGGCATGATCGAAAGAATGGGGAACACAGAGAGGGGCCAGCGGAGTTCCTTGCAAACAGATTCGTGGATACATTGACTCGTCGTGACCTCGAAACTGTACGTGAAAGGTGCAGGAATGACGGCCTCTCAACAGCAAGTATCAATATCTATGTCGGAAAGATCAAGGCTGCACTCAGTTGGTGCGTTGAACAAGACTTACTCCATGAAAACCCTTGGGGGAAATATCGACAA